TGCGAATACGTCTCAGAAGTAGACACATTCGTCCACTCAACCGTCGCAGACGAAGCCATCGACCCAGACGACGCAGCCGAAAACGAAACAGCCTTACGCGTAGTCTCACCCGCAGCATTAGCCGTACCATCCTCACCAGGATCACCCGTATGCAACTGCAAATACGTCCCAGAAATCGTCGGATTCACACCCCGAACCACATCCAGCAAAGCTGTCTCAGCATAATTAGAAATACTCATGTCTACTCCTCGTAGTTGTCCCTAAATAATAGCACCCCAGAAACAGCGAAGCCCCCCGCCGAAGCAGGGGGCAACGCCACAGGTATCAACCAGATCAGCTATTTGCGCCGATGCTGGACGATGACTCGATACGACGGAGGCTTGCCTCACGGAAGCGACCGTAACCGCCGAGCCAGTACCAACCGATTGGGCGGAAACGCTCAAGAGTGTCAGTGATCGGACCACGAACAATCTTAGGAAGCGCACCGTTACCATCAACGATTGAGTGTGCCTTAGCAAGAGCCTGACGGCCCATCACCAAAGTTGCGTACACATCGATGTTACCGGCTGAACCGGCACCGTCTGATGCGTCAGCAAAGATAGGTGCGCGTGGTGTCTCAACAAAACGGACACCCTCAAAAGCACCAATCTCACCGTTGTAAATCATGTCGGTATCAACATAGACGTGTGGGTCACGCCACGCCGCTGCACCTGTCTCCGAACGGAGGTCATAGGAAACGTCCGGGTGGATGAATCCCATGTACAGGCCGTTGAACGTTGGGACGTTTGCGCCACGCAGTTCAGCGGTTGCCTTACGGATGTCGTTTGCTTCCAGCTCGTCCTCAACCTGAACGGTGGTGCGTGAGCTTGGGGTGGTTGCGCCGCCGCCGCCATAAGCGACATTGGAACCAGCCTTCAACACGTCAGCCACGATGGTGTCAAGTGACGAACCAGCGTTGTAACCAACAACGTTTGCTGCAACCGTGTCAACGTCAAGGAACGAGGTGCCACGCAGCTTAGCGGTCGTAGCAACAGCGTTACCGTATTCGTTGAGGGTCACTGTCACCTGACTGTCGCTCATCGCAACAGCGGTAACGTCAACAATTTCGTTGAGTGGGGTGGTCGCTTCAGCAAGATCATTGAAGATCGTGAACGTGACCGACGTACCAGGCATCGCCTGCTGGGTCGGCTGAACGTCTGCTACAGCGTCAAATAGGAGTTCTGAACGGAGCGCAAAATATGCGAGCCGATCAAATGCCGCCTGATCGACGGATACTGATGACTGTTGGGTATATGCCATTGGGGATCAAACCTTTCGGAAAGAGGAAGCCCCCTAACGGTTAGAAGGCTTCGGATTGTGCTTGGGCTTCGGCCAGCAACTTTTCGACTTCTGCTTGTGACTTTGCTTGTGAAATGCGTTGAACAAAATCAACTGGCACGTCCGATTCTGAACCTGCCGCAATCTGGTTCGTCCGATTCCACGTTCCGGCTTCCTGCTTGATGCTTTCAGCCTGCGTGTCTTTCAGAAGTCCTGCCTCGATACCTGCTTCACGGATAGCATCAGCCGACAATTCGCCATCGTATGCTTTCACGAAATATTTGGAGATCGGCAACTCAGGATCAATACCTGCTTTGACGAACGCCAACTCCCGTGCAGCACCTTGAACTGCATCAAGCTCTGCTCTCAGTTCAGCCTTCTCTGCTTCTAGCTGCTTCATCCGATCGCGAATCGGATTTCTGCCTTCAACATCATCGAAGTCGCTGTCCATATGTACACTCCTTTGCCCAATCACCACCCGGAGGCAGATAGTGACGCTGCTATGTCTCCCTTATCGGGGTTCCTGCCCACCGTGGGCATCGGGACAATCATAGCACAGGTTATTGGAGTCCTGTGAGTTCTGCGCCTTGACCAGCGAAACGACCGCCCTGTTCAAACGCTGCTTGACGGCGACGGCCACGCTGACGCAACCGTTGCTGTGCTGCACCTGAAGTGCCAAACACTGCGCCGATTTGCTCTTCCTGACCGAACGCCTGTTCACCAG